GTTTCTCTCATAGGAAATTTTCCCTCCACCTGGGGGGGACTATTTCCCGGATTTCCGCCACCAATCGTCGATATATTTTCGCCATTCACCGACGTCACGGCCATCCCTGCAATTCTTGAGCCTTGCAAGACATTCCGCCTGGCTGGACTCCACGTAAACCTCTCTAGCACCTAAGCTCCGCATCAGTCGTTCCCGCTCATTGACCAGCGGATAACCGCCGACCACGTAGGCGTTGCACCAGGAACCGCACCGATGCCGCACCATGTCCAGCAGCGTGTCACGGATGCCGAACACAACCGGCTTCAATCTGGCTGGCTTCTCGTATCGCTCCCGACCAGAGACGCATTGCCATATGCTGTCCACGTCTACGATGAGGTCACCCCATACAGCGACCTCATCCACGTATGTGCTCTTGCCGGACAGCGGACTGCCCCACACAAGATAGACCTGCCTGGTGATATGCCCCAGCTTGTTGTGTATCCGGTTGTGACACACATGGTGTACCAACACCACATTGTCCGGGTTCATGGCAACAGCAGCATCATTCACGTTACGTTCATTTAGCGCCGTCACATGATGCCCGATGCAGTCATACTTCCGCGTGATAGGCTCCCCGCAATGAGCACAAATGATTTCCCCCTGCTCATTGACTCGCTCCATCTTGAGCGTTGTCAGCAGAGCCCGCCACTCTTTTGACTGGTAGAAGTTATTGAGCGTGTACATTATTTGACCTTCATAAGGATAACTTTATAGGCAAATCGCTTTTCTTCATCGTAGTGGTTATATATACCAACAGCAACCTGAACCGGCCGATAGTCCAAACGCACGGAAGGATTTACGTTATACGCGGTATTTGCATTACCAGAGTAATAAGGCGCAAACCACTTTTTTGGGTTATCGTCAGTCAATCTAATCATACGCCCAACAACAACCCATTCATCAGGGTTCCAATCGGCGTAGGCCACGCCCAGACTCCCTACTGTAAATTGGCCAAGTCCAAAATTTTTAGCTCCAATCAGTAAAGTACCTTCCAAAACAATAAAGTTATCTTTGGCAACAACTTCCTTCAAGCACTTATTCTCGGCAATGCCATACACAGCCATAAATCACCACTGCCCTTCCTCAATCTGCTTTTTCTTCAGCTCCAATTCCTCCCGCTTCAGGTCATACGCCGCTGGGTCATTCCACCAATTCCCTTTGTCGTAGTTCTTCAGTGCCAGGTTGATAGCGGCCACGTCAGGTGCCATCTGCTTGCGATGTACCTCCGTCCGCACGACCCTGGACGTTGCAATCTCTTCCGGCCCGAAGCCCGCTTCCAGCAGCGCATCATACATCTCCTTTGGCCAGGTCACTTCCTCGCTGGTGACCTTCGATTCGGTGTATTCGTAGCCCTTCGCCTTCCGGATGAGTGCCGACCGCAGGTCAGCCACCAGGCATTGACGCCCCCTTTTAAGGGTTTCAGTCAATTCCGGATGCTTGTTTTTGTAATCGCACCATGTGCTGACACTGACCCCCAGAGACTTCGCGATCTGCTCCTCAGTCATCGTCTGACACATCTGCTCAATCCAGTTCAGGTGCGGCTTGATGTGCGTATCATATTTACTTTTTCGGCCCGCTCTAGCCATAGCAATCACCGCCTTTCGTGAGCATAAAAACTTGGATAAAAAATGCAAATTCTTGGCGTCAATTTTTCCGCCGTCCTGCAAGCTGCGCTGAAATCCACGTTGCACATCACCGATAGGCCTTGATACCAAAACAGCTCCTGGAACAATCCGGGGGCTGGTCTTTTTTCGTTCCCCTGTTTCGGCCGGGGATCGTCGCTTTTATGGCCGCCCTGGGACACATCGTGGAGAGGTGCGGGCGGTGCAATTGGTGCCGGATAACCCGCCGGTCCGGGGCTGTCTTTCCAGCTGTCAATAGAGAAGGATTCAAAATGGGTTCCTGAGCAAACATACGCCTCAATTGCCTGAGACCACCAGTTGGGATTGCACCAACGACCTGACGCCAGATGGACGATAAAATGCGTCCGCTCTCCTGCTGAGCTATGGTGGTGTGTTTGCCGCTACGCAGTGGAGGAGGCTGCGGCTGCCCCTGACAGTCTAATAGGTCTGCGTTACCCGGCATCGCGCACTGTCTGTCGCTCCGCCCTTCGTCGTCCGCCCATGCCGGGCATCGCACCCAGCCCCGTGCCTTATGCAATGGGCATATCATTTCGGTGACGTCACCAAAATGATGGCGGACAAGCCGCCCGCCATCATCCGGTAAAGGGAGGTGTGAGAAAAGAGTCACCAACTGTTTGTCCGCCTTCCGTGCGCGGGGAAGGCCCACTAGCCCCGCGCCCACCTGAAAGGAGGAATCCCCACAGCGGTCATCCGTCACCCGCTATGGGATGATACTATTTTCTCACACTTTTTTGGCTGTTTGGTATGACATTCTTTTTTTGGGGACATTTTCTCGCGGGATGAGCCGCCGATAATACGCCACCAGCCGGATAAACTCGCCGTGTATCTCTTTCGCCCGCTGGGTGGAGTACCCCACCTCGTAGGCTGCCCCCTCAATGGTTTTCCAGTAGCGCTGCCAGTACAGCAACTCAATGAGCCGGAGCCGGTCGCGTCCGGTATCCATCTGTTCCGTCTCCTCCACCGCCGCCGTAATGGCGAGGTAGATTTTGTAGTCACCATCGTACAATCGCTCTAATGCCGCTGTCTCCGTCGTTCTGCCCGGGGTGCTATCATGTCCTACCCCCTCGGCATATCGCGCCGTCATGGCCACATTTGGAGCCTCATACTGCTGCTTGAGCCTCGGATAGGCTCGCAGGGCATTCTGGATGCTGCCCCACCACCAATACCGCGGCTTACTCATCTTGCAGCCTCCCGGTCAGGATGTATACGACGTCAATGCCCCACTCACACAATGCCTGGAGTGCTTGCGCGCTCGGATTTTGCCCGTGCCCCCAGCAATGTACCGCCTTGCGCTCTATGTTCGTCGCCCGCTCAAATTTGATTGGCGTCCCCCACCGCGCCCTCACGCACTCTGCTGCTCGGTAACCGATACTCGGGTCTGGGGCTACGCGCTTCCGCCGTCCGCTCATTTATTTGCCTCCAGTTCATCGAGCGCCAGATTGATGAGCAGGCAGCCATAGCTGAGCGTTGTACACGTTTCGCGGTGAGGACACTCCCTACAGGCTTTCGTCCCCTTGACGGTATATTTCAGCGTGGTCAGCCCGTCCCGGATTTTTGCCCGCTTCCGCTTTTTCTCCGCTTGCTGCTCCGCAGTGGGCTTAAATTTTGCACTGTTGTCATAAAAGGGGCAGTCCGTGCGGCGTGGGAAGTTCGTGTCTGTCAGCGCCACGCATCTCCCGTTGCAGTCTAACGCCTTGCAACGCGGATGCTCCCATTTGCATTTTCGCTTGTCCATTTTCTTCCTCCTTCCGGCGTCAACGCTCTTAGATCACGTTGTTGTCAATCCACTCATACCTCTGCTCAAAGGGGACATAGCTGTCACCGCACACTCGCTTGAGCGCCTCGTCAAATTTGCTCCGTACATATCCGATCTCGGACGTTTTGTCCCCGGGCTTCGGGGCAGCGGTGACTTCCCACCATTTCTCCAACTCGGCGTTGAGTGCCCGGTTAAACCGTTCCAATCGCTCCTGCCCAAATCCAAACTCACTATTGAGCACCAGCAAGGCACAATCACCGATGTAGTTTACCATCGTGTCCTGTATGGCCTGTTTTTCTACGAGCTTGTACTTCAGTGCCATTTCCTTCGGATTGTCGCAAAATCGCCGTCTCCGTTTTGCCATCAAATCCCCCCTCTCGCCTTGTACTGCCCATAGCTCACTCCCAACTCCGCCGCCCTAGCAGCGTCCAGAGACAGCGGACTGAGCGTCCTGTACCGCTGGTATGTACGCTCCACGCCGCAGGTACGGGCATGGCCGGTCTCCTGGAGGCAGGTGCAGTACATCGTTTTGCTTTTCCGGTTGTCCATGCGCTGCCAGTGGGGACAGGCCTTGCATTGGTTTGCAGTTTTGGTGGTTGTGGGTTTTACCGGTTCTACAGACTCTTTTTCAGGCGGTTTCTTCGGCTTCACAGGGTTTGCGCAATGCCGCTTGCGCCGTTCTTCCGCCTGCTCTTGGCGGATTTCATCCTGTCTGGCTTGCAGTTCTTCCGGAGCGGCGTGCGCGAGCCACTCCAACCGGGCTTTGTACACGCCTGACGGCCTGGATTGGTTGTGCTCCCACTTGCTCACAGCGTTTTGTGCCGTGCCGACCAACTGCGCAAGCTGGTACTGCGACATCTGCTTCTGCGCCCGGAATGCTTTGATTTCCGCTCCCGTCATGTCTCATCCTCCTCCGGCGGTGTCGCCGTCCTGAACCACAAGGGCAGCAGCCCAGGCGTGTGCCCCATCAGGATCAGACGCTCGTAGTAGACGCAGTGTGCCATCCGCCCCCACTGCTGGGCAATCCCGTGCCTGCATACCGCGTAGTGCAGGCAGGTGTCGCATAGGTTACGTTTTGTCATCGCGACATCTCTTCTCCGCACGAGCAATAATCGCGCCAGTAGGTCTGTACCCCCAGGAGCGTGCAGTCCCTACAGGCAAACTCGCCAGGCTTATGGTTGCTCCAGTGCTTGCAGTCCTTGCACCGCACCAGTGTATCCTTTATCGGCGGCTCATGCCGCTCCTTGAGCGCATCCAGCAGCAACAGCCGCACGCCTGCCAGCGCAGCGTAGACCACATCGTTCTGCCAAATGTCCCGACTCTGCCCTAGCTTTATCATGCCGTTCTCCACGGCATCCAGGGCTTCCATTCCGTCAACTCTGTTCATCGGTGTCCTCCTCCTTTACTCCATCCACCTTCGACAGCGGCATCCAGTGGGTAACGGTGTCGTAGATGCTTCCGCTTACGCCCTCAGGGTTATAGTGGCTAGGCTCCCACCAACTTTTCGGGACAAAACACGTGTCAGTTTCTTCATCCCAGTCCCAGTTAAAACTGATTTCATCCCAGTTCCACAGGCTTTTCTCCTCGGGCATCGTGCCGTCTTCGTACATACCCAGGGTAACCGTCCGATAGCCACGCTGGTTCACCGCGATGACAAGCACCTCTGTCTCCACTTCCGGAAGCCGATCTTCGACGCTAATCCATTTGTTCATCCGTCACACCTCCCTCACTCTGATCCCGTACCGGTACAACATCAACTTGCGCTTGATGACGTACTTGGCATAGCCAGCGGACGCGGGATCCCGGTAGCCTTTCACGTCCTCCACGACGGTCTCCCCGTCCTGGGTGTAGACAAAATCGGCGATGTAATACAGCGGTCGTTCCACGCACTTTCCGTTGAGCCGCTGGCTAGGCAGCAGCTCGTACTTGACCTGCCGCCGCAGCTCGCTGATCTTCCCCGCCCGCTGCAGGAGCAGCAGCTCCTGATAGCGCCGGTACTCCCGCTTGGAGTCGAAGCTCCCGTGCGGTGTCACGACCTTCTGGTTTCGGTATTTGTTTGTCATGTTCTCTCCTCCTGCTCGAACACCCTGCACCAACGCATACGCTCGCACTCGTCACAACGCAGCTTCTGGGTCTTCATAACGATTTCCTTGTAGCCGCTGGTGTCAGCGCCTTTCGCAATGCACTTGGTGCAGATCACTCGCTTGCTCAAAACATCGCCCCCTGTTCTGGATAACTTTCCGGCTTTCTGATGGTCAAAACCGGATGCATGCGCATCAACTGCTTTGCTCTGTCGCTCGTTATATCTGCCATGTACCACTCCGGCGCCTCCGGCGGAATGGGTAGGTAATACTCTTCCGGCAGGTCAACCCCCGCCTCGGCACAAAGCTCTTCCATCCGCCTTTTGCCGTTGATGACATGGTTCCGCGTCAGGTTCATGTTGACCCCATCCGGCCAGCTTGGGTCGCTGCATCCGTATTCCCGCATATAGCACCAGTGCGCGATTTCGCGCCTGATTTCGTTTGCTTCCGCACTGATCTGCTCCTGGAGCGTTTTCTTTCGCCGTGCCATCATCCTTCCTCCTCCCGTTGGCTCTCCAAAAAGTCTCGCATCCAGGCGTCCTGTTCCGCGATTCTAGCCGCAAACTCCGCCTGGTCTTCCGGCTGTCTGTCCGCTTCCGGCACGGGCGCTTTTGCAGGCTTCTTCCAGCCCTGTTGCTGTCTCGCCTGGTGCTGCTGCTCCGCCGCCTGGATATCCGCCATGCAGCGGATACCGTCACGCTCGTAGTCCCGCAAAATCCGCTCAACGTAACGCCAGTTCCGGATGCACTTGTCTTGAGCAATCTGGATGGCGTGGATAGTTACTTCCGCCCCCAGGATGCTCTCGAAGTGTTCCAACGCCTGAAGCGCGTATGCCGACGGCGCAGCGTTGATGTGCTGGCAATAATAGGCCACTGCTTCTGACCGTTTCTGCGGCGGACAGGGTGCTGGTGCCGTAACGCTGTCGGTGCCAGGTAACGCCTTACAAGTATCCTCATACCTCTCCTGGTTAAGGTTAGGTTTGGTATGGTTAGGTATGGTTAGGTTAGGTAGGGCCGTTACAGGGGCGTTACTAACGCTTTCGTAACGCGTTACGCTAACGTTATCGTTATGCGTTACGGGGTTGGAATCTTGCGTTGACGCATTGGACTCGGTCGCGTTACTGTCCGCTTTCCGTTTGTTACGGTAACGCTGTTGCCGCTTGCGGTTCTGCTCTCGTTGGTTCTCCCGGCGGTCGAGTAACATCCCGGCATAGTCGCTCCAATCGTGCAGTTTCGCGTCCGGGTCGATAAAACCGGCCTCGGTCAGCGCCTGCACGAACTGTTCCGCGTCCTTCGGCCATTCACACGACTCTGCAATGTCCTCCGGATCCAGCGCGGATAGATCACCGTCCGGCGCATTGTCCACTGCCCAGAGCCACAGCATGGCCAGATGCCCGACTGCCTGCGGCGTCTTGATCTTCAGCAGCCGCTTCAACTTTTTCACTTTTCTGTGCGCCGGAAGATTCTGATGTAATTCAATCCACGCCATGTCCTCGCCTCCTAGAACGGCAGCTCGCCGTCATTGTCGCTCAGCTCTGCGAAGCCGCCGTCACCGGGCACCCCGGAGCCGCTGGGCGGTCCGTAACCGCCGCCGGAGCTTGCCCCGCTCTCATCCTTGCGTGAATCACAGAAGTAGACGTTATCCGTCACGACCTCTGCCGCCACTCGGCGGTTGCCGTCCTTGTCCGTGTAGTCCCGCATCTGCAGGCGGCCTTCCACCAGCATCATGCGGCCTTTGGTGAAGTATTTGCAGACAAACTCCGCCGTGTTGCGCCAGGACACGACGTTGACGAAGTCCGCGTTCTGGGCGTTGGGGTCTTTGCTCTTGTAACCCCGATCCACAGCCAAGCGATAGGATGCCACCGGCGTCCCCTGCTGGGTGTGGCGCAGTTCTGGGTCCACTACTAGGCGACCCTGGAGGAATACCTTATTCAGCATCTGCGGCCTCCTTCTGGATGAACAGCCGGTTCTGGCAGCGGGTCACGCGCAGCGCAAGTTTATTCGACCGGATCGCGCTGCGGGCGGAGGCGGCCGCGGAAGTTACGTTGTTGAAAGTCTCCTCCCACGTCACCTCCATGATGGGCTCAGGCCTCGCCATAAAATCCTGCATCACTGCCAGCAGCTTGCTGGTCTTGGTCTCCCTGTGTTCCTTCAGACCTGCAGGGAGTTCGTTCATGTATTTCACGTTCATTTTCCTCCTCCTCATGCTGGTGCATATAGACGTACTGCCCACGCGCACCGATGTTGGAATAGATAAAATCATCACATTGTTGGACACTCAGGTGGCTCCGCGTCACCCGGCGTTCATAGGCGTATTCTCCCGCCGCCTTGCGGTCTGCGATCCTCTGGGCGATCTCTGCTTCGTCATAGTTCGCCTCAATCAGGTACAGGTCATAATTTGGGGCCGACACCCCGTGCAGGTTGGCCGTGTCCGTGCAGTAGATGCACCGCTCCCAGCCTATGCGCAGCTTGTACCCCTGATTGGGCACATCGTGCACCAGCGGCACCGGTGACACCACCACCTCGCTGCCGTATTGGTAAGTGTGGCCGTCCTTCAGCGCGTCGATCTGCCGCCGCGACACGCCCAGCTCACCCAAGGGCTGCACCAGCCACGGCCCGCACCCCCAGCGTAACCGGGGGCGCTCCGCGGCCAGGCGCCGGATGGTAGCTCGTCGGAAGTGGTCACTGTGGATGTGGGTCAGCAGCACCAGCTGCAGGTCGGGGACATAGGGCGCCAGCAGCTTATAGGACACGCCGCAGTCTATCAGGATCGTCCCGCCCAGCACCACCGCGTTCCCGGCGGAGCCGGTGGCCAATATCTCGCACTGCATTACAGGTCATCCAGGGTGATTGTTCCGTCCTCTGCGACGGGGGCCAGCTCGTCCATTGATTCCTCCGGCGCATCCGACACGACGTCCACGTCCTGCACTACAACGTCCCGTTTCTTCAAGTCGCAGTCGGCAAACTGCCCATCCTGGGTGATTGCAGCCTGCATTTCCGTGGAGAGGATACCCCACTTGGAGATCAGCTGCCGCAGCATGGTCTTGCAGGCCATCCCGTCGAAATCCTTGTACCAGAAGGAGGAGTACCGCCACAAGTCACGGTCGGGGATCTCGCCAGCCTCCAGCCGCTTCAGCGCCTGGGCGGAGAACGCCGGGCTGAACCGGTCAGCGTGCGCCATCATCTTCTCCTTGGACCAGTAGATGGTCTTACGGAAGCCGCCGTCATACTCCAGATAGGCCATGTAGCCAGCTGTGGGGCGCTGCTGCCATTCCTCGTCATCCGAGAGGAACGCGAACATCGGCTTCCCGGTACTGGGGTCCCGTCCCAGGTACTCCCCTTCCTTCACGACCACTGCGTCCATGTCCGCATACTGCCTGCTCTTCAGCGCCATCTGGACATAGCCCTTGTATCCGAGGACGAACTGGGCTTTGTTCTCGTACAGGTCTTCCCCATTCTGATCCTTGAGCTGGTTCCCTCTGGCGTCCTTGGCCTTGCATTTGAAGGGCACCAGGTAGAACTGTCCCAGCTGAGGCGACGGACTGAGGTTCAGTCCTTCCCCCAGCAGTGCCCCGGCCAGGATGCTGCTGGGATTGCAGCTCTGGAGCGCAGGCGTGGCCGCCACGGCGGACGTGATCGCCGCCACAAAACGTCTCTGCCGGTTGGGGTCTCGCAGGGTGTTGGCGATCATCGCTTGATAGCTGGGTGTGGAGATCATGGTGCTGAACTTCTTCTGCTGCACCATCGGGGTATTTCTTGCCATGGTTCTTCCTCCTTGTTAGACGATCTCATAGGGGCCGCTGACCAAAAACTGCTTCAGCTTGCGCAGGTCGGACAGCCGGCCCCGGACGGTAAAGGTCAGGGTCTTATACGGGTCGTTCTCGACGGTTTCCTGCACCGCGTCGATGGGCGTTTCACATACCTGGGGAGGTGCAAACGACACTAGTTCCTCCTGGAGCATTTCCGCCTGGCGTTCCTGCTCCTGCTGTTCCTGTTCGGCCTGTTCTTCCTGGCGCATCCTGCATTCGCGTTCTCTCCGCAGGCGGGATGCCACCGTGTTCATCGCTCCGACACAATCGAAGCCGTTCACGCGGTACTCGGCCATGATTTCCGCCGCGTGCTCCTGCTGGCCGATCACAGCGCAGTCCTGCGCCACCCGGTCTACGCACGCCTTTGCCGCCTCCTTCAGTCGCTTCTCGCTGGCCGTCTTGGTGATGTTCAGGCCAACGTCCTCGAAGCGAAGGAAGTCGATACCCACGCTCTGGCAGTACTCCAGGAAATAGGCTTTCACACGCTCTGCCTTCCTAGCCTTCAGCTCCTCTTCCACGCTGTCGATCTTGCGCTTCAACTCCTGGTCGCAGGGGGTGAACACATCTGTCACGCACTCCCGATAAACGGCCATGAACTCGTCATAGGGCTTTAGTACGGCCACCTGTACCGCCTTGCGGCGTCTCTCCAGCTCGGCAAAGTCCCGCCGCAGGTCTGCCCGCAACTCCTTGACCGACTTGACTGTCTCCTCTGTACACGGTGCTGCCAGTGCTGCCGCCGCCCGTGCCTCGATCTGCGCCTTGATGGTATGTAACTGCTCCTGGATGATGGGCAGCTGCACCACTGAGATCAGTTCCGCATGCTCCGCCTCTGCGGGGATGATCGTCATTTCTTCCATCTTCCTGTCCTCCTTCACTCAAAACACTCCTGGACCGCCCAGGCGCTCTTGATCCGGACGCAGTTGTCACATCCGGTCACGTTGCCGTCTGCGTCCAGATAGATGTCCTCGCATTCCTGCTCGCAGACCGGGCAGATGGGGACGCTGGGTTCCGGCATCCCGTTCTGTTCAGCATCCCGAATAATGGGGCTGTCTGGTACAAACATCTTGCATATACCCTCCTTTTCAGATATACTTGTCTCGTGGTTTTTACCTTTGCCGTCGTCGGAGTTGCCCCTCCGGCGGCGGCTTTTTACGCTCTGTACGCCTCCAACTCTGGCAGCGCTGCGCAGAGCTTGTCCCAGTTTGCTTTGACCGCGCCGGTCTCCCACAGCGATACAGTCGTCTGTGTCACTCCGACTATAGCTGCAAGCCCACTCTGGGTCATACCCTGGGATTTGCGCGCCAGCGCAATGCTTTTCTGCTGGGCGGCGACCTTGTCCTTGTTCGCCTCGTACCACGCCTTCTGCCGGGCGGCGACTGCTTTTTGTTTTGCCGTCTTTGGGTTGATGATGTCCTTGTCGATGACGTCGAGCTCTTTGTACTCATCCCATGTCAGAGCCGCCTCCAGGCACTCCTCCGGCACATCGGGATAGGGGCACTCCAAGCAGTTGTGGTTGCACTCGATCATGTCAGACGCCTCCTATATTTGAATAATCTTACCGGTTCCTCTGTGGCGGATACTCCGCAATTTGCCCTCCAGCGTCACCTCTGCTGCCGCCCGGTCACCCTTGCTGGGCTTACCCGCCCAAATGAGGGCACGGTGCATCGCATACCGCGGGCACTTGTCGTGGCAGACCAGTGTCCTGTCCGTTTCCAACGTGCAGTCTCTGCACGGCCACCACCCCCGTGTCCATCTCCGCTGCTTGTAGCAGACCGGGCACAGCTCCGTAGTCCCGACCGTCACCAGGGTCTGGGTGCTCCATAGGCGCTGGCAGTGGGCGCAGGGTCTGCGGCTCACAGCTTGAGCCTCCGCGCCAGCATCCGGTCGAAGGCCGTCTCAGCCACCGACATCATCCAGGCGGCGGCGCACATGGTGATGCTAGCAGGCAGCCAGTTGCCCAGCAGCACCATGTGTCCGGCAGTCGCCCAGGCCGCTACGCCCATTACGGTGCCGGTGATGCCAACGATAAGCTGGCAGGTGCATTTTGTTCTCTGTGTCATGTTGCTCACTCCTTAAATACCTTGTACTCGACGCAGCCGGTGCCGCGCAGGTTGAGCCGGTCACCAACCACTTCCCACCCTGCATCTTTAGGTCTCCCATTTCATCCGCTCCTCCAGTGCCGTCAGCGCCACTTGATAAGCATCCCGCTCCTTGGCATAATCCCTTACCCGGTCTTCAGGTGCGCCATGTGTGCTACACCACATCGCCTGCGATGCCGACCACCGGGCTTGATTATGCAAAAACGTAAGCACATCGGGCAGCCCCACTTTTTCACGCAGCATATCGACTGCCAGCTGATACAGCTTCTGTGCCGTTTCCCATAACAGCAGATTTCCCTCATCCTCTTGATGGGCAATGCACCACAATACCCTGCTCTGTGCATATTTCGCCCGCTCCTCCAACACGCAGATTGCTTCCTTCAGTTCCATCTCACGTCCTCCCTTACACCCGCTTTGCCACATCCCTGATGATCGCCAGATAGCTGTCCGCAGTGACGTCGATCTCCCGCTTGCCGCCGTGGTCGTACAGCGCGATCACATACTCGCGATCCTGGTCTCCGTACAGCTCACAGGACACCACGCCGCACCGAGTCTGGCTCAGCAGCCACCCCAGGTTGCGCACAAACAGGCGCCGGTCGTCATCCCGCAGTCGTTCTGCGCGCGTCTCGTCTGCTGGGGTAGGAGACACGTCAGCACTGGGCTCCGGTGTGTGCCCGGTGAGGGCGTTGAGCGCTACGTCCGCCAACGCCGTTGCATACTCGTCGTTGGTGCTGTCTCCGCTCGATTCATCCAGGTTGTTCCACGACGCGCTTCTCGGTTCTTCCAGTTGCTCTACCGCTTCAATGATAGTCATTTCGTTTCCTCCTCATCTGTCTCGTTGCCTCAGTTGTCTCGTCTGCACCCTCGCACCCCAAGCGTCCGCCACCATCCCGTATGTAATCCACTCCGGGCACCACCGCCGCTGGTAGTCCAGCAGACCCTTGCAGCGGCGCTGGATGTATAGGCGGCATTTCGCGCATTTGGGGCAGGTGCTGGGGTAGTTAGCCATCGGCGTTGCCGCAGACCAAGGTGTTGCCGTAGACCCAGGCGTTGCCGCAGACCCTGGCGTTGTCGTAGACCAAGGCGTTGTCGTAGACCCTGGCGTTGTCGTCTTGCGACAAATTGCGCTCACACTCTATGTAGCCGCCGACGTCGCCAGCACGGACATTCCCAAAGTCCCGTAGCGCACGGATGCGGTAAAGCGTGCGTCCGCACCACTCAATTGTCTGGTCTTGCAGCATCTCATACTTTTTACCATTCATTTCACATTCTCCCCTTCGGCTGCAGACACCGCGATAACGTCCCAGGTCGGATGCTCCTCTTTAGCCTTGGCGTACGCATCCGCCACGTCCTTTGCGCCGTACACCAGCGTTTTCTCCGCGCCGTTGGGCAGGCGCATGTTGACTGCTACTTTCATGCTGGTTCCTCCTTTTCCTGCTTTTCCGCTTCTTCCCTGGCCGCCGTCAGGCAGGCCAGGACAGCCCGAAACGTATCGGCTCCCAACTGCTCCATCACATGGGGCGGCATCTCTGCAATGTTTACCATGTTGTTTCCTCCTATCTACGCGCATTTTTTGCGTGTTGTTCAGCTCGCTTCTCTTTCCAACAAATCTCTGATAATAGGGATTACCTTTTCAAAGTACCGGAAGCTATACACTTCTTTGTTACCGTAGCGAGATTTGTCTTTAAACCACTGGCCGTACTGCTCCGTTTTCAAACCGTGCCGGTTGGTCAACAGGCCGACCTTGTTCGCCGAGATACCAAACATCTGCCCGATCTCGGTGGCCGAGTAGGTCTTTTCCTCCAGCTTAGGCAAAGGAAGAAGGAACTCTCCGGTCAGCTCCTTGGTCGCATGGGCATTGAGCACCTGCTCATAGGTAGAGCCTTTATACTGCTTAGCCAGCTGGGTCAAGATGCGGGCAGACTGCACACGAGCGTTACGCCGTCTGGTATCTGCCATCATTTGCTGATACTCGGTCATTGGCTTTGGCTTGAGCGTGTACCCGCCCGTCTTACGGATGGACGGGATGACCTCGCTGATGACCCAGCGCTTGAACTCCTTCGCCCCAGGCAGCTTGCTAGAGAGGATGAGGCTGTACAGGCCGGACTCGTTGACCGCGGTTACATTCCGGTTTTGGCTACCGTCGTGAAACGCGACGGTAGCTTTATCATCTTCGTCTACGTGCTTCGACAGCGCGTCCCGGGTGTTGCTATACCCCAGCGCCTCAGCCACGTCTTTACCAACGAACCACGGTTCGCCGTCGACCTCAACGGTTCTCACCTGACCAAAGGTCGGGTTCTCAAATACTTTCAGTTCACTTGTCATTTAGGTTCCTCCTTTTAGTTTTCATTGTCATTTCCCTTAAAGGAGTGATACCATGAAGTTAAATCCTGACTGCATCAGAGACATTTTGCTCTCTGTTGAAGATGCCTGTGACTATAGCCGGACAATGCAGTATCAGAAAGATACCGCTATTCATCGACTGCAAAAGTACAGCCATGACGAAATCATTTACCATATCAAGCAGTGCAAACTTTCTGGACTTATTTTAGGTGTACATGATTACGACTCCGGAGCCAATATAATGATTTCCGACCTTTCTCCTGCTGGCCATGCATTTTTGGCGAATGTCCGAAAGGATACGATTTGGAATAGCACCAAATCAATTGCGGCCAAAATCGGTTCTAAATCGCTGGACGCCCTGATTCAGATTTCATCCAACGTAATCAGTGATCTAATCAAGGCTCAGTTCGGCTCACCTCTCAACCCTTCCTCGCCTAACATGTAAGATCTTCTTCCACACAAAAACAGTAGCTGACTTCATCTCTTCATCGGATGGGGTCAGTTCTCTTTTTGCCAGGATGTACGCCAGCGAATGGGCCCGGACATAATAGTCCAGCCATTTCAGGGCGCAGACCGCCGTGGTAATCGCCAATAGAATCGTCATGCTCCTCACCTCCTCTTCGTTTTGGCTCGCGATTCTGCTTTAAGTAGAGTTCTGGCTAAAAAAAAGATTCTCCAGTGGGATGCCAGTAATTTTGCTGATTTTCTTGACCTCAGCGATAGTCGCCGTATCTGGATGTTTTTCGATATTCAGGTACTTATTCCGGCAGATTCCCAGCAGTTTAGCCATTTCTGCTTGAGTTTTATCGCTGTGCAGTCTGGCTTGTTTGAGAGTAAATTGCATCGTATCACCTCCCTTGTGCTATCATAATACTCTACTCAAAGTAAATTGTCAAGAACTTTTAGCAGATTTTTTTGTGATGCTTGTTGACATCTATCTACTGAAAGTTTATACTGAGCGCAAGGAGGCGATGATATGCCGATAAGCGAGAATATTAAAACCCTGCGTAGACGATATGGACTGACCCAACAAGAACTGGGAGAAATCGCAGGGGTATCCGGAAAAGCCGTGTCCACATGGGAATTGGGCGTTAAAGAGCCTAGGATGGGCGCTATCCAGCGAATCGCCGACCATTTTGGCATCTCCAAAAGCAGTATCATCGAAGATGGTGGGATGGAGTTGCCCACATATGTCCAATCTGCTGACACCCCCACACCTCCTGAATACCGCTACGACAACATCTTCCCCATCACGACCAAGCGTGTGCCCTTTCTGGGCAGTATCGCCTGCGGCGAACCCGTTTTTGCGAACGAGGAACACGAGCTATATGTAGAGGTCGGCACCAATGTCCACGCTGATTTTTGCCTACAAGCTGCCGGTGACTCGATGATTGGGGCAAGGATACATGACGGCGACATCGTGTTCATCCGGAAGCAGGATATGGTGGACAACGGCGAAATCGCCGCCGTGATTATAGAGGACGAGGCAACCCTAAAACGTGTGAATTATTACCCTGACAAGAACCTGCTCATCCTACACGCCGAGAATCCCAGCTACAAAGACCTCATCTATACGGACGCTGAGCTTGACCAGATTGTCATACTGGGCAAGGCGGTGGCGTTTCAGAGTGATGTGAGGTAATGTAGCATGCGGGTAAAAAATGAGCTGTTTCCAAAATGGAAACAGCTCAGCAATCGAGTGTGGGTTGAAATAAAAAATCAACCAACCCGAAACATCGGTTGAAACATTTCCCCGTATCGTGTAATATGTCATTAGATACCGCAATTTGACGAAATGCGGTAAATTTAACATGAGAAGGAGATAATCAAAATGAAAGTCGCAAAATTGGTGTCCGGGATTCTTTCTATTGTCCTGGCTCTGTTGGTGATGTTCCAGTCTTGTGCCGCTGGCATCGGCAATGCCTTGGAGGAAAACGGCGAAGTCGGCGGCACTGGCGGCCTGCTGGTCGCTATCTGCCTGATCGTTGCCGGTATCGTAGGCATGGCCACTCGAAACAGCGAAGGGAAGGGCGCTTCCATTGTCACCGCTGTCTTCTACGGCCTGGGTGCTCTTGTGGGTTATGTGACCGCGGGATCTTATGCCGACCTCAGCATCTGGGCAACCGTATGCCTGATTTTTGCTGTGGTTTACATCATCGCCGCCATCAAGGCCAAAAAGCCTGTGAAGGAACCTGATAACACTACGGCAGAATAATCAACTCAAACCTCTCACGCAAACCGCCTACCATCTTACGCATATCAAGGTGGTAGGCGGCGTAAATAAAAAACCGCCCTGGTGCTGGAACACCAGGGCGGTTCAAAGGGTAGTACATTTGTCACCAGATACTACCCTTTTATTTTAGCATAAATTTTGGCGAAATGAAAGGAAAAATCATGGCGAAGCGAAAAAAGAAGTCCATAGACAGCTCAGTTGGCGTATGCTATGCCCGATACAGCAGCCACCGGCAAAAGGATGTATCCATTGAACAGCAAGTGGCAGCCTGCCAGGCACACGCGGCCAAACGAGGAATCACGCTGATTGACTCCTACGAGGACAGAGCCGTGTCCGGCCGGAGTGACAAGCGTCCAGCCTTCCGCCGAATGATGACGGACGCCGAAAAGGGCGCATTTACCTATGTCATTGCCTGGAAAAGCAACCGGATCGGGCGTAACATGATGGAAGCTATGCTCAACGAGGCCAGGCTGTCCGAGCTGGGCGTCAAGGTGCTGTACGTGGAGGAGGATTTTGACGATACCGCCGCCGGTCAATTTTGCCTCCGAACCATGATGAATGTAAACCAGTTTTACAGCGACAACATGGCAGAGGACATCCGCCGAGGGATGCGGGACAACGCCCTTAATTGCAAAATCAATGGTCGTATTCCGTTTGGGTACAAGCGCGGAGAGGGCGGCAAATTTTGCATTGACGAGCCGAGGGCGGCAGTGGTGCGTGAGATTTACCGGCGTATCGCGTCCGGGGAGTCGTTTGCGTCGATTGCAGACGACCTAAACGCCAGGGGCATCCGCACGTCCAGGGGACGGCAATGGACACGCACCAGCTTTTGTCGGCTGGTGAGCAACGAGAAATATCGCGGGTTGTATCTCTATGAGGACATCCGCATAGAGGAAGGGGTGCCACGGATCGTGAGCAACGAGCTATTTGACCAGGTGCAGCACGCGCTGAAAACCAAGAAAAACCCACGCGGTGGGAAACGGAACTCCGCCTGCACCTACCTGCTGACAGGCCGCCTATTTTGCGGCTTCTGCAAAAGCCCGATGATTGGTGTCTGTGGGACAGGCCGCAACGGGATGCACTACTACTATGCCTGCAAGCAGCGCCGCAACGAGCACACTTGTGCCGCCAAATCCGTCCGCAAGTACGAGCTGGAGCAGGCTGTTGCCCAGGCTATCAAGACCTATGTCCTGGTTCCGGATGTGATTGACGCAATCGCAGACAGCGCCGTTGCCTATGCCAAAAAATTGGAGGCAGAGTCTCCGGTCGCTGTCCTGGAAGACCAGCTGTCCAATGTGCAGGCATCCATCAAAAATTTGCTCCGCGCCATTGAGTCCGGTATCCTCACAGAGACGACAAAAAGACGCCTGCTGGAGCTGGAGGCAGAGCAGGCGGAACTGACCCGGCAGATCAGGGTCGCCCAGGCGACGCTAGTCAAGGTAGACAAGCCTGCCGTGGTGGCCTGGCTGGATAGTCTCCGGCGCGGGGAGGTCGAGGACGAAAAGTACATTGAGACGCTCATCAACACCTTTGTCGCCGCCGTCTATGTCTACGACGACGAGTTGAAGATCATCTTCACTCATTCCGGCGGCAGCGCAACTGTTCCGCCGGAGGCAATAAAAAATGCCGACACCGCAAACCTGGATGACTCTTATCCGGTTCGCTTGTGTCGGCAATGGTGGACGTTTGCGGAGCCTGGGCGAACCGCTATATACATGGCGTTCGGCCTCTTCATTTTGCTCTGCCCCTACCCCAGTAGGCAGGGATAGGCCGTTTTTGCCTATCCGTTCACAAAAAGTTTACAACTAGGTTGCAACAAAGGGTGAGGGCGTCAGCAACCACCCGCTCTGCACCAACATATTACTGGCGCGGAGCAGGCCAGGTCCTAAATCAAATTTTTGCGCGTACCAAGTAATAGATGGGTTTGGTGCGGTCGTAATAAGGCGCAACCGGCCCCACATTGGTATATCGCCCATCCTTGGTATTCGACCGGAACGGCCCACCTGCGTCATACCACTTGCCGTTACCGGCATAGATAGCAAGGTTACTCTCCCACACGCACACGTCGCCAGGGCGCAGGTCGGGGAGCTTGTCCCAGGTCTTGCCCTTTGCCTGGATGACCTGGCAGCCCAGCAGGTTGCCGGTGCCGGTGACTTTGCCGTTGTCGTGGGAGATGCGCTTTTCAGCCGCCAGCAAACCCACGTCCTGCAAGACCCAGGATACGTAGTGGGAGCAGGTAGCGCCGGGGTGCTCCAACTTCCGCGTCGCGTCAAAGGTGGATTTCGCGCGGTAGGTCTTATCCTGATAGTGCCACTTGTGCTTGACCATGTAAGCACCGATTTCCGCCGCCCTGGCCAGGATTGCATCCCGGATGAGCGCCGCCTTGGTTTTTGCGCCTACGATGCCATCCACGGTCAAACCGGCGCGATACTGGTAACCCCGCACAGCGCTGTCCGTCTGGACGCCCCAGATGCCGTCCTCGGTAAGCTGCCAGCCCAAGAGGTTCAGCCGGTGTTGGAGCAGCTTGACGTCATCGCCCCTGTCACCCTTGCGAAGCAGGTCGGTGTTGCCGGTCTGGGGCTGCGCAAAATACCCGTGATTGCAGTCCACGTTGCCCCTGATGCCCGACACTCTGCCTTTGCTGGTGTACTGCCACGCCCAGACCTTTCCGGTGTAGTGGAGCCTGGAGCCGTATTCAGCCAGCCACAGAGGGTAGGTAGTCAGGCGATTTGCTTGGAGCTTGGTCGTGATAAAGTTGGTGGAGCTGTACAGGCCGACTTTGCGACCAGCCGCCTTGACGGTCTCCAAAAACTTCAACACGATGTCCGTCCGTGTCTTGTTGCTCAAGGCCAGGATGGACTTCTCATATTCCTGGTCAAAGAAGACCGGCAGCTCGAAGGTCTTGCCCTCCAGCACCTTGAGGCAAGTTTTTGCCTCCTGCTCGCCACGCTCCACACTATTAGCATAGCTGTACCAGTACGCCCCCACCTTGATACCGGCAGCTTTCGCACCGGCGTAATTGCGCTCAAACTGCTTGTCCTTCTGGCTCAGCTCCCGACCGTAGCCAGCCCGGATGACCGCAAACTGCACCCCATCCTTGGCCACCTTCGCCCAGTCAATGACGCCCTGATGTTCAGATACGTCGATGCCTTTCAGTGTCATAATTTCTACCTCCAATTAAGCCGTCTGCTGACCAATCTTAGATTTCAGCACTCGGAACTCAATCACGTTGTTGCCGTCAATGGCTTTCGTGAGCGTCATTTTCGCCCCTGTGCCCGTCCCGCTGATGGAGTAGTCTGTACCCTCCACCAATGCAATGCCGTTCAGGTTCGCAATCAGGATGTCTGTGGTGGGCACATACTGGCTGATACCAATACTAACCTGAGTGGCGCTGGTGGTGACGCTGACAGTGTTCCGGTACTCCTGGATGTAGGTATTCACCTGCAACTGTCCAGTCAGGGTGGAAAACCATGCGTCAAACGCCGCTTCCTGCTGCGTCTGCCACGCCTGCATTTGGGCGTAAAACTCCGCATAGGCCGTCTGCCACTGGAGGAAGAGCTGGCTGGTATCCACCTGCTGCACCAGGCCAGTCACCCAACCACAAACGGTATTGTCCGGTCTGGTATCGGTAATGGCACTCTGGGTGATGGTCGTGACGCCCTTCCCTACATACACATACGCAAGGCAATACTCCATGATCGCACTGGTCCGGGTCATAGCCGGTTTGGTGGGGGCAGTCGCGTTTGCGCCGTCCACGGCCACGATGCTGATATTCCGATTGGTGTAATCCAGCCGCATGACAATGGCCGTATACCGGTTCAAGGTCACGTGCGCAGCGTTTAGGACGATGTCCAGGACAGCGTCATTGTCCAACCACTGGCAGTTGTCGCCCAGGATTGCCCGGCCGGTCTGCACCTGCACCGTCATGCCGGTCCCCGCTCTGACCTGCAATCCGCCGCCGACAGATTCGTAGACGCCGGGAGATACCAGGCCATTGAAATACCGGGACATCTGTTCCGCGTTGTATACCCTGTCATATGTGCCATCTGTCTGCTTTACGGCGTTAAAAAATCCATATTCAAGCGCCATCTATCATACCTCCCATGTGCTGAATGTGGGGATGATGCTCCTGCCGGTGTCGTCATCCGCGTCGATGATCTCCACAATCCTGGGGCTGGCTTCAATCCCGTATTCGTTGATGACCGCTACCACATCTCCCAGGAAATAATCCTTGCCTAGGATATAGTTGGAGCTGACCTCAATTTCCCCCTCAAAGCGCTCCGTTGCGCCCAGCTCGGAGAGCTTTTCTGCGCCCTTTTCGGACAGCATCGCCTTGTATTGCTCATCGGCAATCTCGCCTTCGTTGCTGCTGATGTCCCGCGCGTCCACATAGACCTCGTAGCGCTGTAGTCCGCTATAAGCCCCGACCACCTCACGGCGGCGGTCGATGCCCTCCCCTTCCCCGGCGACAAGTGCTGTATTCTTGTATTTTGCCTTGCTGCGAGCATAATCACTCCTGATAAGGTTGTCGTATTCTGGGCTGAACACGACATAGGGGTTGGTCGTCTGGTCGTAGGAGCGGTCTGTGCCCTTGTATAGCTCAAACACGAAGGCGTGCCCCCGAACCCACACATCCCAGCCCATCTCACAGGGCGTGCAGACCTCTTGCAGAAAGGCGGCGATCTCGTCCCCGGTGGCCTGGATCTCAATCCGGTCTGTAAATCCCTTGCTCTCGCCAAGGGTGAAATTGCTGATCGCCCGTTCGCTCACGGCCGGGGCAATGACGTTCTCTGTCAGAATCTTGCGGATGCCCAGCTCCAGCTTGCCGTTGATGCTGGTTTGATTCCAGATGATGCGGCGGGACAGGATGGATTTCAGGCAACGCCCCGTGACCGTCAGGGAATTGCCGTCTTCCACGTCCGTCTTAGGGTTGACTGTCTCAATGACCATCACATTCCTGTAGGTGTCGCCGTCAATGTCATCCGCTCGGCACAGATAGTAGTCCTCTTGCAGCAGTGAGATCATGGCGTCGGTGGCTGGCAGATACAGTTCAAAATCACCAGGCGCGTAATATCGAGTCGTCCAGATGAGTGAGGTGTACGAATCTACGATGCCCACCATATCAAAGGCTGTGTCAAATACGTAAATATCCACGGTTACACCCCCTCATACTTGTCGGTATGACGGAAGGTGACGGTCAGATTGGTGGTCAGGTTATCCGTTACCGTGTAGGTGAATGCATTTGCACCGCTGGCAATCTGGAACCACGAAGACCCTCGCACCAGCCGGTTGATGATGTTGGTTATCACGCCGCCCCGATTCAGCAGAATGGATTTCTGCCCCTTGTTGGTGTTGATGGTGACGGTATCCCCGTCCTGCATGGTCAGGGTCAGCCCCAGCGACTCTCTGGTATCCACGTTGTACAGCACCGGATTGGACACAGGGCCGTTGGCGTGGAGAGTGATCAGTACGCCGCTCTCCACGTCACCACCGTTGATGATAACCTTGCTGACATTGGTCTCCTGCTCGGCGAATGGGATGCCCGCATCTGGCGCTGCAAAAGGGAAGTGAAACAGAGGCGTCACACTCCGGAAATCGACCGTCCGCTCCGTCGGGGCCTGGAAGAACGGGTCAGGGCAGATGACGCTGATTTGCGCCATCTGCCGGTTGTCGAACAGGGAGACTTCAAAGGTCTCTACGTACCCTTCAATAAAGACGTCCCTGGACGCGTTCTTGTAATACAGCTTGCACGGCTTCTTCGGCTTGAAATACTGGTAGAGCTTGAGCCGGTTCCGCTCGATCTCGTTCTCGATGACGATGGTGAGCACAAGATTCCGCTCGCCCATCCGGCTGCTATTGAAGCGGGAGCCGTCAAAGGACGCCACGACCGCCGTGTTGATGGTCGCCTTGGGCGGATTCAGCCCCTCCACATTGGTGACTGTATAGTCGTTGCTGTGAGTCAGTTCCAGCTGGTCTCCCCGCTCGTTCTCTACTTTCAGCGTGTACATAGTCAGACCCCCTTCGCGAACGCCAGCTGATTTTTAGTCTGGCGGTAGATGTCCAGGCGGGAGAGCGCTTTCGGGCTGGTATTGTACTGATAGAACGTCTGGACAACTCCACCCCGTGTGGCCTGGGTTCCGCCGCCAGCGGAATGGGCGCTGATGGGACTTCCCCCCGCAATGCCGCCAGATTCCGCCAGCAGGCTATTGCTGAGTTTGCGCATGGCCTTCTGCGCCACTTTGGCGTTCCTCTCAATGCCTTCTGCGATGCCCGGCGGCAGCCATTTGCCCACCTGGTCTCGCATGACTTTGGACGGAGAGTTGATCCCAAAGGCTTTTTTGAAGCCTTTGATGATACCGTTGCCGAACCCCATGATCTTATCCTTGAGCCACCCAGCGGCACCGCTGATGCCGTTCCACAAGCCATGTACAATGTCGCTGCCGATAGATAGAAGTTTCCCGGGCAAGCTCTTGATGCCGTTCACCACGGCGTCAAACATATTCTTCGCGCCCTCTTTGCCCTTCTTCCCCATATTCGACGCCCAACTTTTTACGTTGGAAATGATATTTTTTAGGAAACCCATAACCTCACTGGGCAATGACTTAATACCATTGACAACATTGTTCAAAAAGTTCCGTCCGGCTTCCACGGCCTTGTTCTTCATGTTGATTGCCCAACTCGCCACGTTGCTAATGGCGTTTTTCAAGAAATTATAAATTTTTCCTGGAAGCTGTTTGAAGAAGTTGACCACGTTCGTGAGGAAGTTCTTCCCGGTCTCCACTGCCTTTTGTTTCATGTTACCAGCCCAGGCGGCAACATTGGTAATGGCGTTTTTTAAGAAATTATAAATTTTTCCTGGAAGCTGTTTGAAAAAATTGACAACGTTGGTGATGAAGTTTTTACCGGTTTCCTTCGCCTTGGTCCACATATCGACCGCCCAGCGGGCAACCGTGCTAATGGCAAAACCTAGCGCAAAACCAATATTTTCAGGCAGGTTCTGAAAGAATGTACTAATGCCATCTAGGAAGTTTTTACCTGTCTCCACAGCCTTATCGCGCATATTGATCGCCCACTCACCGATACCGGTTAGCACATTACCAATAAACTCACCAATACGCCCAGGGAGTTGCTGGAACCACTCGATCACACCGGAAACAAAGCCACCCACGGCCTCTTTTGCGCTATTGAACGCACCTGGGATGGTAACCGTAAAGAAGTTCACAATGCCGTTCCACACAGCGGAAAAAGCACCGCTGACCGCCTCCCATAACCCTATCCAGAAGTTGCGGAACGCTTCGGACTTGTTCCACAAAGTCACAAATGCGGCTACCAAACCAGCAATCGCCGCAACAATTAAGCCGATAGGGTTCAAGCTCATCACCGCATTTAGGGCGAGCTGCGCCACCTCCATCAATTTCAGCGCCGCCGCACCACTCTTGATTGCCGTGATAAACGCCTGAATTTTCCCGACAACGAAATAGGTCGCCATTGCCGTGCCGATGCCAGCAATCAGCGGACTCCACTCTTTGAGCTTTGCGGCCACCTCAGAAATAGCCTCTTTGATCGCTGGGATTTGCTCCACAAACGCTTTCGCGAAGTTCGCCACGGCAGGCGTCACCTGATCGACCAGCGGTTGCAGGAATTCAGACTGCAACGCTCTGCCGATGGACGCGATGGAGCTGCCAACATCGGCGTATTTCACGTTGTTGAGCTGCTCCATCGCGTCAGTGGTGGTAACAGCTTTGCCGGAGACGTCCGTGAGTGCCTTAACACCTTCCACGCCAAGGTCTTCCCACATGGTGCCGAACAGGTCTACCCCGGCTTGGTTCTGTTTGACTTGGTCGTCCATGGAAAATAGAGACTTTAGGACTTTCTGCGTTGCCTCCTGGGCAGTATCGCCACCGGCAGCGAAGTCTTTCCGCATCTGGTCGGCGTTCAACCCCAGTATCTGGAACCCTTCATCTGTGCTTTTAGCGGTATCCTTCGTACGGATACCAAATTCCTTCATGGCGTCGCCCAGCTTGTCCACGGAGAACGTGCCCGACGCAGAACCGTTAATAAGGGAATTATAGAACTCATCAGCAGTATAGCCCTGCTGTTTGTAATGTACGGAATACTCGTTGATGGTATCCAGCAGGTCACCATTCTTATCCAAGCCATTCTGGGCACCCTTGACCACCAGGTTGAACGCCTGGTCGGACGTGATGCCGAACTGCTGCATGAGCATATTGACTGCCCGCATAGACTCGTTCAGATCGAACCCGAAGGTGTCCCGCAAGGCAATGCCGTTCTCCGTCATTTTCTCCAGCTTGGACGGGTCTATTTCGCCGGTCTGCTGCTTCACCTGAGCCATCGCCTCGGCCACGTCCTGCATGGACTCGCCAAAATTTTTGGAGTAGACACGCTCGATGGAGTCAGAGAACTTCTCCATCTCCTTTGCGCTTGCCCCAGTCTGGGCCTGGAAGTTGGCGTTCGCCTCGGAGGATGCTGTTGCCAGGTCCTTGAATGCGTCCACGGCAGCTTTGATCCCGTTCGACACCAGCTCTGCAAGTGCGCCCTTCATGACGGTAAAGCCGCCGCTCGCATCCTCGGCGGCGTCGCCCACATCGTTCAGACTCTGGTCGAACTTATCCGCCGCACCCTCGGCGTCGCTCAGCTTGGATTTATTTTCCGCCAGGTCACTAGACAGGGCGGTGATTTCCTTCGCCAATGTTCTGGCTTCTTTGGAAGTTTCGCCCTGCTCCAGGACAACCTGAGCGTACTGCGCCTTGAGTTTGGAAAGTGCCGCCTCCTGTCCACCGATAACGGTTTTCAGACTTTGGAGAGCGCTTTCTTCCTCCGTTGCGCTTTTCGCCGCGTCTCGTTCGGCGTCCTGCATTTCTGCCAGGCGGGTGGAATAGTGTTGGATTTGTGCGCCAGTCTTGCCGATCTCACCTTTCAAGTTGTTGATACGGATATACAGGTCTTGCGCACCTTTGGAGTTTTCACCCTCCGCCTTTACCACCTTGTCATATTCAGCGGTCAGGATTTCCAACTTTGCCTTTTGCAAGTCTTGGACAGTATTCAGCTCTTTAAGTTTTGCACTCAGACCGTCGGCAGAATCAGACCACTTGCCCATCCCACCGGCGGCGGCCTTAAACTCAGAGTTCGCCACCCGCATAAGCTGGTTAGCCTGCTGGATACCCTTTTTTAGGTCGGTAATGTCAATACTAAATTTGGAAGTAAATTCCTCGGCCATAACCTCACCACCTTAAAACCAATCGTCACCGGCAGGCCGTCTAATGATTTTGCCCTTTTTGGTATTTTGTACATTTTTACGCTGTCTTTCAGCATAGTCATTTAGGCGCTTGACAAGTAAAAACACTTCCCGTATCGGCAGACGTCTAACCGCCGTGGGGGTGTATGCCGGAAACCTCTCGCAGAGGGAAACTGTAATATCAAAAAGGACACAATAAAGAGGTGGGGGGTCATCCCCCCCGTTTAGTTTTTTGAGTTACTAGCTCCGCTCATATTCACAAAGCCATATTTCAGGACGTTTACCAGGATAGCAACTACATCCTTCATCTTCACCCGTTTCAGCTCATCGTCGGTAACTTCCGGAAAAATCTCCTTCAGCAAAGACCGGACGGAGCTGATGCCGCCCTTGAGCAGCGCGGCGACCGCACCGACAAAATCGGCGTCCGTCTTGCCGCCGGTCAGACTGTCCACGTCGATCAGGTTAATCAAATCCTCGACCGTGCCGAACATAATGTCATATTCATCAGCGGTATAGACCTTCTCGATTTCTCTGCCTCTGTAAATATTCAAATTCAGCTGCATTTTGCAAACCTCCTAACATTTGTAATTTTTTTAGAATCAGCCCGTAGACTTTGCGGTCAGGGTGTCCGGCGTGGTGACAGTGTCGAAGAAAGTGGACACGTTGGCCTTGTCCGCTTCCAGGTCAACGTTCATTGCCTTCGCCCGCTTACCGGTCTTGGTGAACTTGTGGGTCGTAGAAATGCCAGTATAGGTGATCTCCTGGCCGTTTGCGTCAGTGCCGTCATCCTCGGTCGCATGAGTGGAATCGGGAATGGAGAACTGACCTTTGTAACGCCACACATAGACTTCTTTGCCGTTGGTCTTCTTCGCTTTGTAACCCAGGGCGAAATACTTAGTCTCCCGTTCGCCCTCGATGAGGACGCCCAGATTGCTGTCATACTGCTGACCGGTGATCTCCGCCAGGACGTCCAGCGGGATCGCGGAGACAGTGCAGGTCACCTCATCGGAGCCGGTAGAGCTGACCACGACGGCAGGCACATTGTCATAGTAGTGCGGCTCGGAGCTGGTCTCCGTTGTCCGACCGATCTCCGCCACGCCAGCCAGCTGCTTTACATCGCCTGTGGTATAGCTTTTGTCGTCATCGGCGGTAACTTCTGCATAAACCAGACCTTCTACGCCACGATATTCAAAAATTTCAGCCATAATTAAACCTCCTAATCAATTTCCAAAAACAAAACGTTGATGCCCCTACCGGTATGTGTGGGTTCGTCGGTCTCCGCGTCGTACCCTTTGCCGGGGACAATAAAATGTTCCGCTTTCAGTTTATTTATAGCCTCTTCCATCACACTATAGGTTTTCGCCGGGTCGATGGAATAGAAAAAAATGTTAAAATCCCACACATAGGAATATGCCCGATTGTCATAGTGGGATACAGCGGGCGTTTCCACATTCCAAAATGTAAAAAAGTGGTCAGGATACGGTTCATCCTCAGTAAATGACCCTTGCCTATAAACAGGATACCCAATACTTTCCAATGCGGAAATTAACAGATCAACCATATCAACCACCCTTCAAACGTCTTTTCACTTCGTCCTCTAGCGCATCCTCAAGCCTTTGCGACAAATTCCGGGAATACGTTTTCCTGGCATAAATGGTTTCTAGTTTATAGTCCGGTCTCATTTTTGGAGTTCCGGTAATCAAAAAACCACCTGCACCGGGTTTAGCATAGTCAAAACCCAGCGCAATACTCCCAATGTTGCCAGTCCATTCCACCTTAGAGTTCCTAATGATGGATTTTTCGGTGTCACCCTTCGAGTATTTACCGCCAGCTGGTAAATTGCTTGCTCTGACTGCCTCAGTCGTATCCTCTGCAACGGTTTCCGCAACTTGTTCAAGTTGGTCAGTAAAAAACTCTTTAAGGTCTCCGCCCAGGCCGTCAAGCCTTACTGCCAAAGTTTGGAAACCTTTCACATCGAGCTTAAACTTTGTCCGTTTGCCCATTTATGCTTGTCCTTTTACTCGCTGCACCTTGAATTTGCAGAACTGATTCCGCATATTGATGTTTTCCGGTTCGCCCAGTACCTCATATACGGCTCCGGTGGTCAAGACCTTAATGCGGCAATCACTACCCAGATCTGGGTGGAACCAGGTCTCTACGTTGGCAGTGTCGATCACGGCATACACGTCGTTGTCATTCCGCTCCGTCCCGCCGTAGGTTCTGAAACTGCAATCCAGTCGGACGCCTGTCTCCGGGAAAACCTTCACCCGGACGCCCTTGACCGTATTGTAAGTAGGGATAAACAGCTCGATTGGCGTCGCATACGGAAACGCCGGTTTAAATCCTGCCATCGTCGCACACCTCCTCAGTCCTGTGCCTGATACGCCAGCTGAGCGGCGCGCTGGAGGAAATACTCCGAAAAGCCAGCGTCACCGCTCCCGTAATTCCAGAGGTCAGAGACCCCACGGGCAACGATGCCGGGCGTAATGTCCGCATTGTTAACGCCTGAATCCACCAAGAATGCCGTGACTTCTTCGATATACCCGTTGATGGTCGCATCCTGATAATCGCCCTGGATGCCCAGTAAGGCTTTCACACGTTCTAGCATCGTCACCCGCCTCCTTCCTCATCAGCCGCCGCTTGTAGGATAATGGTCCGCCATGAACTGGAGGACCTCTGCGATGGTGTCGCCGGTGACAGCGTCTGCGCTGGCTGCGCAACCCAGCTTGACCGCCAGGTTCTTGAGCGCGATTACGGTGTTGCCCATGATAATCCTCCTTACTTCTTCAGGATGAACACGCCGTTGACGTCCAGGAGCTTGCCATCCATGATGCACAGACCCTTGTTGACGTAGCGGTTCTTGTCATCGTCAAACCAGCGCTTGAAGCCGATCTGCAGGTTGGAGTTAATAGCGTAGTCGGTGGGTTTGAGGTAGATCGCCCAGGCGTCCCCAGTGGAAGCGGTGTCAAAATCCTTGAGGATGTCCGGTTCCACCAGGATGACCTCACGACCGCCGAAGCGGCAGGTCAGATTGCCGTTGGTCGGGTCGTAGGTCTCCACATACAGGGGACGGTTGTTGTCATCCTTCATGGTCATGATGTAGCTCTCCCAGGTCGCGGGCGTCATCACGAAGAGACCCTCACCGCGATAGGCCAGGGGAATCTTGGCGAACAGCTTGGTTCTCCACTTCGTCCAGTCTGCCAGCTCGGCAGCGGTAAAGGTGATCTTGTGCGCGGCCGCCACTCTGGTGTCGGTCAGAATACCGGTAGGCTGGCCGGAGCCGGTGCCGTTGATGATGATGCGGTCAAATTCCTTCACGAAGGCTTCCGCCAGCAGTCTGGCAATTTCGGATTCCAGAATGTCCAGGGTGACCACCTGGGAGAGCAGAGACTGTGCAATTCTCGCTTCGCAGATGTGATAGCCGAAGGACACAGAGGTCTTCAGTTCCGGTGCCTTCTGGGTGTCAGATACGGTGGTCTCGGTGATCCAGCTCACAGTGGGGACCAGGGATTCAATGGGAAATTCCACGCCGCCCTTGACGTTCAGTTTCCGCACCCGGTTATACAGGTTGCCATAGACCTTCAGGTCCTTGATGAACTCCTGCATGATGGTGTTGGGGATGATCTTGCCAACATCGGTAGTAATCAGAGTAGCATCCGCACGGGATTCCAGAGCGGCGAACTGGGACTCGTCACCGGTTCTCACATAGGCGGCAAAGGCGTTCCGGTATTCCATGGTGTCCAGGATGCTGCCGGCACGCTGGGCAGGCGCACGATGCTGGCCATAGGCTGCCAGCGGGTTGCCGCCTCTGAACTCTGCACCAGCGGGAGCCCGTTCCCGTTCATCGGGTGCGGGAGCGGGTTCTTTTTCCTCGCCCTTATCTTCCTCAGCGGCGTCCAGCTGTTCCTTCGCGTCGGACAGCTCATCCAGGACGGCCTGGAGAGTCTCGCCCAGGGAACGCACTTCATCAGCAGTGTCTGCCTGTTTGATTAGCTTGCGCAGCTCCGCCGCACGGGCTTCCTTGGCTGCGATAACCTTCTTCAAATAGTCTTTGAACATCGGTAAACCTCCTAAATGTCATAGAGATAGTGTGCTTTTAATCTTTCCAACGCAAGGTCAGTGTCCACCGACCGTTCCCGCTTCTGCCTCGCAGTCTCCACCGCTTGACGGGCATTCTCCAACGCCGTCTTTCCACGGGCATTGATCTCAGTGCTGTCGTAGGCGGGGAATGTCACCGCGCTCACTTCCACCACTGTGCCAATCGCTTTGATATGTCTGGTGGGATAATCCGAATCCAAGTTCTCCCACTCTTCCTCTCGCACCGAAAACATGAAGGACATACCTGATACGTCCCCACGTTTCACGGCGCTATACAGATTCCGGGCGTCCGTATTGTTCTCTGTGTCCAAGTTCACCCGGATTTCCATGCCGTCCTTGTCCACGGATAACTGCATGGTGGAGTTTTTCGTATTCTTGCGGCTTCGGGCCAGGGGGATTTTACTGAAGTCGTGGTTCACCAGGAACCGCACATCGCGCAGGTCAGTCTCATCCAACGCTCCCTGCTCGATGACCTCAGCACAATAGCCCAGGTCAGTCACTTTGTCATAGACGATGGGACGACCTGTAATGATGCTTCCAGTATTATTCTCCTCCGCCCGAATATCAAAATGATACTGTCGCTGCTCTAGCGGCTTCTTATCCTTCATCCTGTCCACCTCCATTATCGTTGGACTGTTCACCTGTTTGATATTGCGCGGCCAAATTTACATTGACGTAGTTGAGGCTCATCATACGCACACCTTCCAATTCAGGCAACGGGCGCAAACCAAATGCAGTACGCTTTTCGTTTTCATACAGCGCCCCGCTGTCACCCAGCAGCCGAATCATTTCCAGCGTCTGGTCAACAGACATAAAAATTAAATCCTTGGGGTACAAGACAACCTTGTTCCCATAGGCCCGCTCCCGGTCGGTGAACAGCGTCCGGGTGAACGCCTGTCCGATGGAGATGATGAGCGGTTCCAGCGTCTTCTGATAAAACGCCTCATACTGGGCCTTGGTGTAGTCCCCAGTCAGGATGCAGAGGGGGACGCCGAATTGACGGAGAATTTTTGTGTCGATGAACTCCAGCGTCTTCTCATCCACCAGTTGGATTTCTTTCTTGATGGGGACGAATTCCGACTTCAAGTCCAAGGGCAGGAAACCGCTTTCCGACTTTTGCAGCTTTGTCTCCAGCTCCTTCAGCGCTGCTTCCGTCTTGCCCCCATCCAGCAGCGTGTTGAACCGCACAACGCCATTGATTGCAAAGCTGGATCGCATCCCCTTGGAGATGCCCGTCAGCAAATCCTTATTGAGCTGCAAGACCTCCAGCAACGCCCGGTGGTCAGGCTGTCCGTTCTCATCACCGCCCATGTACTCACTGACCGAGTAGTCGTAGCGGATGTGAATAATGTCGCTGTATCGGATGGTCGTTTCATAGTTGTTCGCAAACTTCAAGTTGACGTAGAGCGTGCCGCTGGCGTCCTGGATGAAGTCAACCTGCGTCGGTGCCAGCGGGTAGAGACCGGTATACTGCCGCCGCTCTGCGCCCTTCTCATCCTTCCAGACATAATAGGTGGGCAGTACAAAGCAGTTGTAGTTGAAAAATAATTGCCACACGATCTTCTCGAGAAAATCGCTGGTGGTCATGATCTCATTGGGCTTGTCCAAGATGGTTTGGATGTTCCCCCTGACTGCAATCTTGTCTGACCCGTTTTCCCGGATGTGCGTCGGTTTCAGCTTCTTCATCTCCTGGACGATGCAGCGTATCGCCTGCTGCACCACGTCGGAGGCATAGATGTTATCCCCGAACTGGGAGAAAATCGGAGTGAACCCGTTCAGCATATCCGCATACGTTGTATTCTGCGGCTTTTTCCGCCGCAGCTTATCCAGCCAGCTCAATCACATCACCTCTCTAGCAACTGCTTAAATTCTGTCCGATAGCGCCGGTACATCTCGTACAGGATGATGAGGGTCACAGCGCCGTCAATCCGCTTTTGCGGCTCCAGTTTGACCGCCATGCAGCGGCCTACGCTGTCCACGTCGATACCGGCATTTTTCAGGTTCCATTTGTCCACTGGGTTGTCGTTATAGTTGATGAGTTGGTGGGCAAAATCAGCCTCGCACAGCTTCATGGCATTACTCAACGTCTCCCGGTTCTGCAAGATCAGGATCAGGTCATCGTTGGCCTTCTGCCAGCCGTAAAACTCCATCTGGTTGAGCCAGTCTTTTGAGAAGCGCTGGTCATAACCGCACTTCCACAGCTTGATGTCATAGGACACATACAGCTGGTAGAACCAGTCCGCCACCAGGGCAAGGTCGATGTCATTGCCCTCTGATACGGTGATGTATCCGGCCTTCGCCCATTCTGCGTATTCGGCGCCAGCGTTCTTGTCGTCGGATTCCGTCAACTTCCGCTCCGGAATGAAATACATCGTGTAGATGTACTTTGTATTGTCACCAGGCTTCATTAGCAGGATTTTGGCGCAGGTCAAGTCGGTGGTCTCCGACATATCCACTGCCCCCAGGCAGATGCAGCCCCGGAAGTCTTCCAGGTCGTAGACGGCCTGATAGTCATAGTCCTCCAGGGTCAGCCACGCCTGTCCGCCGTTCTGCTTGATGTTGAAATCCTTGGCCAGAACAAAGATTCTGTCCGCCTTGCTCGTCCTGGCCATGTCCACCTGTTCCTCTAAGTACTCCCACTTTTTAACGATGCCCAAGGTGGGATTGCTCTTCATCCACAGCCGGTTCTCACGGTCACCCTGCCACACCTCCAGTTCGCTGTCCTGGGTGTAGAGCCACGGCAGCAGACGTTCCCCTGCTATGCCGGTGTCCTCCCGGTGGATGACCGCACGGGCCTTTTTCAGCTCCTCATCCAGGTATCCGTCCACCACGAAACCTTCCGTCGTGATATTGATAAACTTCGGGTTATCTTTCAAGGACTGGGACTGCTCAACAGACTTGCCGATGACATTCTCTTTCATCTCATGGGTCTCGTCCACAATCGCGAAGTCGATGTTCCGTCCCTCTTTATTTTTCGTCCGGTCGGACATCTTGAACACTTTGGTATTGGTGACCTTGTTCAAAATGAAGCGCTGGTTCCGCTTGGTGTCCAGGTCGTTTGGGTCAATGAGCATCCGCATGGTGTCGATCGCATCATAGACCAGACTGGCCTGGGTGTCATCGTTGGAGCTGCAACAAATATCTGCACCCTCGTTCCCCGTGATAAACTCAGACAGCCCCAGCGCCGATGAAGTTTCGCTCTTCGTATTCTTCCGGGCAATCAATAGGATGGTCTTTTTGAACCGGTCAAAGCCGGTATCGGCCATTTTGAACGAGTAGAGCGCTTCAATCCACGCCTTCTGCCAGAGCATAAGGACCATGGGTTGATTGTAGAACGGCGACTTTGTCAGCCGCACGCAATGCTCCATGAAGTCCATGCGCAGGTTGGCGGTATCGGTGTTGTAGAAATAGCGGTCGTTGTGGAAATCCTCATACAAGTTCTCTAGCTCCTGCCACAGCTCTTGCCCAATGATAATCTCCCCACTCTCAGCCCGTGCCCGGTATTCCAGCAGGAATGAGTTATCAGGCGTCCAAAGCGTTTTTTCACGTATAATCACAATGGCCTTAACCCTCTGCCGCTTACAATATCGTCCATTACACTGTTCTTTACCACATTGTTTACCACCCGGACATTGGAGGATTTTCCCTCTCTATTCGTAACTACGTTAAATTCAGCCGGGAGGATTAGAAACCCATTTTCCTTAATCTGCGCATTGAACATTTCAACATATTTATTAAACTGTTCATCGCTTAACAGCTTGTTACATCTAATTACCAGCATGACTTTTCACCCAACTCCGCATTCTCCACGGCATACGCACGATTCGTTGTGTGGAAGCACACCGTCTGGCAAGATGCCCCCTTTTTGCAGCTTACATTTTTGACCGGGTCGCAGATATAGCACTCTCCCTCGGGAGGAGGTGGGATTACTGGTTGAGCTGTGGTTTCTATCCGGTTCAGAGTTGGTTGATTTTTCACCCAACTCCGCAACGGACTTTCTTCCTCTACTTCGATTTTGCCGGACAGCCGCGCCAGCGTCCGGATATTAGCGTTGTACTGCGCCATCAGAGACACATACATCCGGCTGGCCGGTGTTGCTTTCTGAATCTCCGGGTTGTGCGGGTGAACCCGGAGGAACGGCAGCTTCCGCAGCTCTGTGAGCCGCTGTTCCAGGAACACCACCTCATCCACCATAGGTTCGATCATCGCCCCATTGTCCTTGCCGCCCAGATATTTCAGCAATTCTTCCCGCCGGCTCATTCGTCCGCCTCGGGAATCCCCTTGATGATACTGGTCAGTACGGACAAGATGCCCGCCAAGGCGGAGGCACTTGCCAGCGTAATCCAATCCACGTCAGCCAGTACATAACTGGTCCCAATCGTTGCCACGGCAGTCTGACAGATGGTTCTCAATGCTCGACCACCCGCTGCTTTCCACCAATTTTTATTCTTCATGGCTATGCTCCTTTCTACGTTCCAAGTCGTCAATTCTGTGGTTGGCGACTTTCATTTTTTCTTCTAGGATGGGCACTCGGTCGGCAAACCCATTGTGATGCCGGACTTCACGGGTCAACTCCTCGATTTTGGTATCGGTGACAGCCTGGGCAATCTCCAACTGCTGTTGTACCTTTTTGCCGTTGCTCCGGCTGGTGATGATGACGCCGATCAGCGACAGGCCGCCGGTAATCAGCGCTACGATGATGCTTTCCACGTTCGTTCTCCTTCTCAGTCAATGGGGTACGCAATAGTAAACACGTAATTCCCCGCAGCGCCATAGACCAGCTGGAGCCCACCGTCCGGCGTGACCTTCCCGCGCAAGGGTCTGGCGTAACTTGTCCTCCACTGTGATGCGTCAAATGGCACCAGTTCTCCGTGCTGGGGCGCGGGCACTTTTGCGCTGCTTAGGACAGAGGTCCAACTACTAATGCTCGCAGATAGCGTGATACTGCCACTAACAAAGCATATCCCTGCTTTCTTCGTCACAGTAATGCTACCGGCGGAGACGGCCCCTGTCGCGATATTGTAAGTGTTCACCGTACAGGCGAGTACATCACTTTCCACTTCGTCAGCAATCTCCTGCTTGTCGGCGGACGTCAGCACATAACTGTCACCCTTCGGGCCTTGCGGCCCCTGGATACCTTGCGGGCCTTCTGCACCTTGCGCGCCAGTTGCACCAGTGTCACCTTTAGGGCCTCTAGCCCCAGTTGCCCCCTGAGGGATAGCAAACTGCAACACGACATCCTGTTCGTCCCCAGAGTTGTACACGTTCGCATCGCTGCCCGCCGGGAGAGTCGTCGTGCCGCCCACTTTCACACTCACTGTGGTGGCAGCGCTCCCGCCAGTTCCCGCTAGGCTCAAGACGTAGACATAAGCAGACGTCTGCTTCAAGATCAGGTTGCCGTCATCGCTGGCCACCTTGGACACCTGGAAGTACTCCCCCGTCTTCTCGTCATCCACCACCCGGAACTGCAAAATCCCAGACCCGACATAGTCGGCGCTTGGAATTTCGTAGCTAAAATTGGTCTGATTGATGTCGATGGAGCTTCCTGCAATCTCCAATGTAGGATGCAGCGCCGTGTCAGCATGGATGTCCAGCACAACCTGGTTCGTGCCGTCGTTGAGATTGCTCATCAGATCACACAAACCGCTCGCTGCGTCGATATGTAGGATGTTTTTCACGCAAGGACACCCCCCTCATTTTCCACTTTTTGCATTTTATTAAAAACGTTCTGGATTTTCCTCATTTTTCGCAGATAAAATAACCTTTTTGGGCAATTCTGCGGGAAAGACC